GCCTTCTCGGTGGCAGAGCCAATAGAGGCAATCTGCTCAGGCGTGGCGATATCAGGGTCAGTCGTGTACTGCGCTGGAATCGCCCGCGTTCCTTCGAACGCTGCGGGGATCTTTCGTACCTTGTCGGCCATCAGTCACTCACTCCAAAATATGTGAACACTGGATCGTTCACGGGCTTCTCTGGGTTTCGCAAAGCGTGTCGCACAGCAATGGCCAGTGCCATCACTGCATCTTGCTCCAGCTTCTTATCATCCAATTTGTAGGTGAGGAGTTGCCTGCGCATCTCATCCCACGCACCGCCAGTTGGCAGTTCGATTTGTCCCTTGTCTAGGACCGCCTTCAAGTCATTGAGGAGTTCCACCTTCTTCGCCTTGGTGCCACCGAAGTCAAACCCTCGGAGGGGGCGGATGATGCTGAACTCCTGTTGAAATAGTCGTCCACCGAGTCCTGTGGAGTCGACGATGGTGGTGCAGTACGCACCGTCCTGTTGGTAGAGGAGATGTCCTTCGCGGACCATGTTCACGACGGCAGAGATACTCTGCTTGCCGCCACGCTTTCTAATCCGCGTGCCGCGAAGGAGTTTTCTGTCAGTAATGTCGAGTGTAATCGCCCACGTTGCGTCATGTGAAATCCCTGGGTCTACACCCTGGACATACTTATGGTGACGTGTCGGGCCTAACTCTGCGACTCCTGATTTGAATACTGCCTGAATGGATTGAGACCAGAAGAATGCGTCTCGTGCCTCAATGAAGAATCCGTCAATGTTCTGAGGGATGAGGTACTCAGCCTGTTGGCGAACAACATCATCAAAGTTCTCCTGGGTTAACCCGTACCCAATGTTATCACGAGTGGACAATCGGAACGAGATGAACTTGTCGTCGCGGGCTGGGTTGTCGGGGTTACCCTTCTCCCACAGATCTGCGTATTCGTTGAACCCCTCGGTCGGCGTGCCAATGAAGTGGAGTGGTCCGCCAGTGGAGAGTCGTCGTAGGTTCAGCACCTCTTGGTAAATCATCAGCAAGTGCGGCTCAAACGCCGCTTCGTCAAACGAGATGCCGTTCATATCTTTACCAAGGAGAGCCTTCGCTCGATCCTGCGTGGTGCGGAAGTGGATGCTTGCCCCACCAACGATGGGGTTGAACTTGATCCACGGATACTCACCGCGATACTTCTTGGTGGTCTCTACAATCTTACCAAGTTCTGTGACCATTGGGCAACCACGACCTTTTTGGGCGGGGTGCTGGCCAGTGAGGATGGTCTCAATCTCTCGGAAGACTAGCTCTGCGGTCTCCTGCTGGATGCCAATGTGGAACCAGTCATAGGGAGAGTCTAGCCATGCAAGGTGGGACTTGGGATCACCATATTTCGGGTTTGGAAGTCCCAGTTTGTACAAGGCGTGGTGGAAACAGACCACCGCCATTGCCATCGTTTTACCCGCACGGTTCCCAGCGGATACAACTGTTGTGATGTATTTCGGTCGGTACCCAGACTCATCGCGCTCGGAGCAGGACTTCCACCATGCAACCTGTCCAGGATTCCCCTGGATGCCAAGCCACCTGCGAGCAAAGAACTCGATGTCAGAGCGACCACGAGCCAGATCGACCGCAACTTCATTGGCTAGTTGCTTCAAGCCTTGTTGCGCTTGCTGATCGCGGCTGCCTTTGCACGGGCATCCGTCTTGCTGCTGGCGCCCCAAGCCTGAAGGCTAAGGAGCAAGCGCGTCGGTCGACCTTTCTCGTCGCGCTCAGGACCAGGCATACCGCCCATACGGGCGAGGAATGAGGCTCGTCGCGGATTGTCTCCGCTCTTGACTGGAGCCTTCAGAGTTCCGCCAGTCTGCGCCTTGTAGGACGCGCGACCCTTGGCATTCAATCCGCCCTGCGGATTCTTGCCTTCCTTGCGTTGCCATGCAGCACTCTTTGGCATTACTTCACCTCATTGTGGGAATATAAGACTTTGGGTAGGAACTCAATCTTGCCGCTAAGTGCGGCCAGTCGATTGATGAAGGTGCCGTCCGCTTCGTAGTGGCGGTCGGTGTAGCCAGCCTTGCGAGCGTAGCTGGTCTTGGCAATGTAGTTGCCAGAAGTAGATTGACCAAGAGCAAAGGACGGAGTGTGGTTCTTGCTCCAGCCGCAGTATATCACATCTGCGCCACCTGATGCAGATTCCATCATTTCTTGGATGAAGGTCTGGTCGTAGGAGTCGTCGTGGTTGAACCACGCGGTGTATTCAGATGTCGCCAGGTCAAGCCCCTTGGCCCTCTTGTCGTGACCCCAGTCGTTGAGGTTTGGCTCCTCGTAAAACCTGACCCACGGAAACCGCTGCCAAACGCCTTCAAGATCAATCTCAGAGCAGAGGGCAATGATCTCATCAGGCTTCTGGGTTTGCTTGCCCAGTAGCTCCAGGATACGAACAAGGTTCTCCGAGTCCGCATGAGCAGTTACCACGACGGTGATGCTCGCCATTGATTCTCCCTATGATGTCGCTGGCGGAGATACCAGCAGTATATGGAATGTACAGCATTTCAATGCCCTTTTCATCAAGCCACGGCTGGCTGATGTTTAACTGTTTTAGGAGGCTTTCTCCAGTCCAGTCATCCCCGTGGGCAATGTACTTGATCTTGCAGTCAATTGGCATTGTGTTGATGGTGACCCAACTGTCTTCGTTTCCGATGTTGACGACAACCTTGTCCACAAATCGACACGCATCCAACACATCGTATCGTTCCGCGAGAGAGAGGATTGGCCGCCGCTTATACCGAGCAGCAAACTGGTCTGTGTTGAGGGCAACGATTACCTTGCCGTACTCAGCGCACTTGCTGAGAAAATTGATGTGTCCAGAGTGGAAGAGATCAAATGTCCCACCGACATAGACCCACTTGTCGGACATTACTTCTTCTTCTGGAAGCCGTAGTCCGTGGAGCTTGGATCAAGCGCCTTCACGATAACCTGGAGCGCCGAAGCGAGTCCAGCGGAGAGCACCAGACGGAAGTCTCCCCCGTTGATGTCTAGGAGCGGAATGCCCAATCCAAGGGCAACCGAGATGCTGACGGTCAGGAATGTCCGAACCGCGTCAAGGATCATCTCGTCAATCTTGCTGTTTGCTGCGATGTACTTAAACCATGCGCCAATCTTACCCACGGTGGTCTTCTCCTTCTTGGCGGCCTCAGCCGCGTCTCCTGCCAGAGCCAGACCCCTTGCTCCGATTGATGTCCAGTCGACGTTCCCTAGGGCTTTTACCGCAACATCTAACTGGGATGGTGTCTTAGTACCAGATTCTACTTTCGGAGCCTCTACGGGCTTCCTAGGTGCCTCTACGTTGATTGTGGGAGCCACCTGCGCGACCACTGGAGTTGCGACTGCGGCGGCTACCTTGCCAGGGTGCGTGACGATGAGCAGGCACTTGTAGTCGACCTTGACCTTCTTTGCCTTGACCTTGCTGTTGGCAATCTGCTTGAGCTGCTCTTCGGTAACTGGCACGCCGTACTTCTCAGCGGCGACCTTCTCGTCACGAGTCGGACACGCCCACTGCCAGCCGTCTACGGCATCCCATCCTGCGGAGGTCATATGCCCGTAGGTTCGGGTGGGCTGCTTCTGCTTGACCCACCACCACTTCTTCCATGCGTCGTGCCACTTGCTGATGTGGATGTCTGGGTAGCCAAGAGGCTGCTGCACCCATACCATCAACGCGGCTCCGCCCTTCGCGGCGGCAACGGCATCAGCCCACGACTTTGCGTAGCGTGCCTTGCCACCGAGGACTGCGATGGTCTTGACCGCTTCGGGAAGTGAACCGCCAGCATCGCTGACGCCCTGCTTGTCCTTGCGGCCAGTCGCCTTCTCAAACGCGGCAACGCCCTGGGCAGCGGTGTAGTCCACCGTGTAGCCAGAAGCCCACGAAACTGCGGCTGCGCAGGATGACCAAGTGCAGTCGTCTAAGACTTGCTTGGCGCCCTTGAGCTTTGCCTCAGCGTCTGAGTAGAGTTGCGACTTGACCCGATACTGCATTCGTTAATCCTTCCAGCGTAGCGGTCCCGTCAGGAACCATACTAGTGTCAACCCCGTGAAAATTGATGCCATTGTGTCTCGTGTTGCCCCTTCTGGTAGCACCACGACTGCGAAGAGAAGTCCGAGGATCGTCCAAGACCCACCGACTAGATCGTTAATAATTCTTGTAATCACTTCTTATTTCTCCCTGTGTTGGAGGCTACGACAGCAGCCGCTGCTGCTTGGGCTACCTGGCCTACGATGATTGCCACCGCAACTGGTTGAGCCTGCTTCTTCTCCTCGACCGAGAGATCTTTTCCTAGGTTGGTGACTGCTTCGACCGCTTCGCCAATGCTTTCCGAGATTGCCGCGACTGCCTCCGCAACTGCCGCTACTGGATCAGGAGGCGGAGCCACGGGCGATGGTGGTGGCTCCGTTGGTGTCGGTGGCGGTTCGGTTGGAGTTGGCGGCGGTTCCGTTGGTGATGGCGGTGGCTCCGTCGGCGTTGGCGGAGGTGCCGTTGGTGTTGGAGCTACGCTCGGCTTAGGGCTTGGCGTAGGCTGCGGAGTTTCAGTCGGAATAGGCGTTGGCTCTGGAGTCGGCTCTTCAGTCGGAGTCGGAGTCGGCTCTGGTGTTGGCTCTGACGTCGGCTCAGGCGTCGGGCTGGGTGTAGGCTCTGGTGTCGGCTCAAAGCTAGGCTCCACACTCGCGCTCGGCGTTGGGTTCGGTTCCCACGGAATCGGATCCCACGGACGATTTGGCAGGCACTGGCCAAACCACATCGCTTCGTTGTCCATAACGTCCGTATAGAACGGACCCCACAACTGCCAATCCTGAATATAGGGATTCCAGTCGTTGCACCAGAACTCGATTTGATTTGCCTTTGCCGCTCTTGGCAGTAGAAGAGTTAGCGCCAGAACGATTCCTAGTAGGGCTGCGGAACGCAATCATGACTCCGATTCTCCGACCCCTAATGGCTTGATTTCTGTCGCTTCAATAATCTGGTAGGTAGCGCCGCCGCCCAAGATTCCTGCAAGTTGCAGCGCAACCTCTCGATCTGCGCCCTTCTCCTGACGTCGGTCGATCATTTCCTGTGCACGAAGGCCCTCTGCGAGCGATGGGGTCAAATCCCCGTCCTGCACCGCGCTGTGTACGTAGTCTCGCACCAGCATTGCCAGGTCGCCCGTTGCCTTGATGGTCTTCTTCTGCTTTCGCAGGTGGTTGATGGCAGAGATGCGCTTATGTTCGTGGTCTTCTGTGAGGTGATCACGCTTGTGCTTTCCAAGGGTGATGCGGGAGATGTAGTGACCAGCGTCTGCAAGCCACTTGGAAAGCTGCACATCGGACATTCCGTCGCGCATCTTCTTGTTGATTGCCTCAACCAGCGGGCTGCGGCAGACGTGGCAGCCCGTCAGGACTGGTGCGAGGTCAGTCATTGCTCTCGACTGGAGGGTTTGGATTTGGGATGATGTCAACTTGGCAGACCCCGCAAACAAACCAAGGCAGATCTCCCGCATCGGTGAGCCTAAGGGTAGTATGCATTTCACCGAGTGCCGCATTCGGGCAACCTTCGGTGTCGCATTGGAAGTTAACGGTTACAAATTCTGGTGGCATATTAACCTAGTGCTTAATGATGAAGTTGAGGAGCGTTGACTTCGGCGTCAGGCTACCATTTGAGGAAGTGACGGATGTTGCACCAAGGCTAGTGACTCCACCAGTAACGGTGTGGGTAAGGTTGGTGTTCTCTGCGCCAGAGGTAGTAGCGGGAACGTCAATAGAGTGGCTATGGTTTGTTGCACTTGCCGAAACGCCACCAGTACCAGCCGTTACAGTGTTTGCACTTGCGGCAGCAGAAGTAAATGCCGCTGGGTTAACGCTGTGTGTGTGGTCTCCGTGTGTGGAAACGGCAATGGTGTCCGCATGGGCGTGGGCAATGTCGGTGGTGTGCGTATGGACATTTGCGGTGTTCGGGGCAAAGGTACCAGCGTTATTGGTTATCGCACCAACGGCAGCAAGGCCTCCGACAAATCGGTCTCGCATATCTGGAAGGGTAAATGTCCCAGATACGACGCCAAAGACCGCTGCTAGGTCTGGGTAGGTCGCCTGGCTGTAGGTTGCTCCGTCAAGGAAAAGCCAGCCAGATGGAGCTGCGCTCGTTGCCCACATGACAATCGAGCCAGTTGGAGAAAGATTCGCAGTAAGCGATACGGAGGCAATCCCAGCAGTATCGGTTGACACGGCAATTGGGGCGGTGCCATTGACTGCGGTGACGTAGGTTCCAGCAGGCTGGTAGGCGTGGGTGTGGGTGGAAAGGCTGACGGATGTACCTCCATTCGTCAGTGATCCAACTACCTCTAGTGCGTCATCCGTCTTGAGTGCGTTGGCCGATACTCGGTAGAGGTTAGCGTCTTCACCAAACGTGATGCCGTCGTCTACGAGTGTTGGGTAGGTATGCGATGAGTTTACCCCAAGGCCTCGTGCCCGAAGGCCCTGCATCGTTGGACCAGATTGCCCAAGGACCTCAATTGGGTTTTTGGATCGAAGGTGAAGGTGGTCGTCTGTGGCATTGACCGTAATGGAGCCATAGGCCGTTCCCTTGGCAACGATGATCTCACCAAAGCCAACGGTGCTCGTGGTCGTTGCTGATGAGACAAGCAACTGCCCGCTCATCGTGTCCCCACCGACGTTTACATAGTCAGCATCGTGAAGGTGGGTGGAGGTTGAATACGATGCCGTAATGGATACGGTCGAGATACCAGCAGAGTTCGTCGACGCTGCGATTGGAGCAGTGCCGTTAATGGCAGTAATGTACGTGCCAAACGGCTGGTAGGTGCCATCGTGGAGATGGCTGGTCGTAGAGTAGCTGGCATTGAGGCTAATGGTCGATGTACCAGCGGCAGTCGCAACGCTGATTGGCGATGTGCCAATAATCGTTGGCGCACCAGGAAACCCAGTCGCTGTACCAGTGAGGGTAATGTCCCCAACCGTAAGGCTAGACATCTGGATGACCCCCGTCGTGGGGGTTTCTGTAATGACTACCGAGCCATCGGAGATCTGCAATGCCCAGTCCACAAGGAACTCCTCATGGAACGCATCTGGGAATGTGTGGGTAGAACCAGCCGCGCCGACGAAATCATTGTTTCGCCAGCGGGTGTTGATTACCTTGGTTGAGGTAAAGCGGGACAAGGACTATTTGCCCTTCGCGGTCTTGGCAGATTGCTTGAATGCCTTGGCGGTAGGTGCGCCCTTTGAGCCAGGCTTACGCATCTTCTCGCCAGAGCCAGCTTCGATGCGCTTGCGCTTGGCGTTGATGTTGGCGTACAGGCCCTTCTC